TTCGCTGGCCGGTATCTGCCTGCTGCCAAATCCACCTGGCACAAGCCCTTGTCGCGGCGCAGGATGCGCTTACGCTGCTTGTCCCACTCCGTGCCGTAACCGCGCTCATGGCGGCTACCCCTGGACGCATCCGCGAATGATCCGGCCTGCTGGTGTTTGTCGCAGTAGCCAGACCCATCCCGCACTAGCGCCGGGCAACCAGTGTGCCGGCATGGGCTAGGTGATCGGATGGTCATTGCGAAATGCAAAAAGCCCGCAGGCTAGGCCAGGCGGGCTTGGGTTTCTCTGGTCGTGCGTACCCCGCCATAGGCGGGGAAGTCATCACGGTCAGTCGGATTCGTTGCGGCAATGATAGAAAGCAAAATCTTCTTGTCAAGATTATTTTTCAACATCGTCACCGAACGGGCCAGTTCAACGTGAAAACCAGCGCGAGGAATCCCGGCCTTTCCCGTGATCTTCTCGCGACTGATGCGCAGCACATACCAGCACTTAAGCATCAGCCTGGCAATGACCGGGAACCCCGGCGCACAGACCACACGCTCAACCTCCAGACAGGCCTGCTCATCGACCACGCGGCGAGGGTTACGATCCTCATCGCCAGGTACGCGCTCAGGCATATAGCGGCCCTCGATCGACCGGCAACGATAGCCGCTGCCATTGCGAGCCCGCGCCCACCATCCCCAATCATCCAGCAGCCGATCCATTGCATCATCAATGCCATCAGTCATCATCAATCCTCAGTCGTATCGTGGAACCAGCGGCAGCGATGGCCGATGGAAGGGAAGCCGGTCTGCCGGGTGTTGCGCAGATCGGTGCAGTGATCGCGCCCGAGCGTCTTGCCGTGCGATCGGCAGACGCTGCAACCCAGTGCCATCAGCTCGCGACGTTCAGCAACGTCGGCAGGGTCTCGCCACATCCAGGAAGGGAGTTGTGTGCTCATGCAATCGCCTCGCAATCGGGTCTGCGGGTGATGCGGGTGATTGCGGGGGATGTTTCCAGCGTCTTTTCTGAATATGTCACACATGACAAAACACATTAAGTTGACACTTTTCCGCGTTACGACGAGAACATCACCCGCTATCACCCGCATCACCCGCACCTTTTAATCAAAAACACCTTAAAAAAAACGCAACTTCCCAAGGCACCCCGAAAACGGGTTAGCCGATACCACACAGAGCGCGCCTCAGATCGGGTTACATATCGAGTCCTTCAGACAGTCCCGCCTCGCCTGTCACCACTTGCCAGCGGCTGATGCCGTTTCGATCTGGCGGAAGTAGCGCGATGCGGTAACCATCGACAATCCGGTCCTTGTGAGCGCGCAGCCAATAGCCGAGCTTTTGGGACGTTGGCGAACGCCCTCCGCTGACCATCAGCAACGCCTCGCGCAGCTCGGGGTGAGTGGGGGCAGAGTCCGCGAAACCCTCGCCACCCGCCATCCCCTCCCGGACAACGTCTGCCGCTGTTTTTTCATCACCCGCAAACACGCCCCACCACGCCATCAGCACCGCCCTGGTGGTTTCCAGGTCCGGGTCTTGATCGCGCAGCAGGCTGGATGCTTCCAGGGGATCGGACAGACCGATCCAGCGCAGGGGACGACGGCAAAGCCTGTCCCAATCTTCAAAGCCACCCAACGAAGGGCCGCCCACTTTGGGTGAGCCGGCAGCAAGATAAGCCAGGGGAATCGTCAGCGCGGCCGTAATCAAAGCACCGCGCAGACGCATGATCTTCGTAAGGTGCGGTTCGCCATCGAAGGCGCGCAGCTCGGGACGCTCAAGTTTGGCGTCCATCCGGATCATGGTGACACGTCGTTTCAGGTCGCCCTGAATCGACAAATTGTTGCCGGTCGCCGCGATGATCGCGCAGGTCGGCACATCGACCATCGCAGAGCCACCCAGCGGCCGGGTCTTCAAAACTGGCTGAGACAGCACCTGGCACAACAGATCGCCTCCCAGCGGGCGCTCCACGTTATCCAGGTTGAGCATCGCATCACCAGCCAGCAGCACGCCGGCCATGCGCTTGTCCGCTTCCACCTCATCATGGCCGATGCTCATCACACTGGCACGACGCCCGGTTGCCAGCAGGCTGATGGTATCGGTCAACAGACTCTTGCCTGTGCCGGGTGTTGGGGCGGTAATACCCAGCATGGGTGCCGCCGGCATGCTGCGGCGGCAAATCGCCAGGATCATGCCGGCCAGCGCCGCCGACAGATCGGCCGGCGACACGAACGGGAAGGTATCGATCGCACACGCCAGCACATCCGCCGCCTCAACTGCCTGTTGCCGTGTAGGGGCGCGGGGTGGCGTAACGTATCCGGGAATCTTCGCCCAGGCCGCGAACAGGCCAGAGCCTGAATCGTAGCCGGGCTGATCAACTACCCGGCCATCCAGCGTCAAGGTCGGCGCTTCCACAAAACCGGTTAAAACCGGAATCTCAGGCCAATCGCCGCGCGCCAGATACGCTTCCGCCACCTTAGCCGGACAATCGCAGGAACGATACTCACCGGAACGGCCATCCCATCGCTCATGTTCAGCAGCTAGCGAGGCAATCTCGGTCAAATGCGGTGCGCCAACCGGGTGCAGCGTCACCGCCCCGGCATAGCGTTTGATCTTGGTGGAGTCGACGCCATCAGCATCAGCCACATACACGCGCGACAACCCGGCACCCCAGCGAAACAGACTCCCGCCACCGGTGCAGAACTCAGCCAGCGCCGAGCCCACCTCATTGAGGATCGACGGCAACCGGCCCGGATCGTGGCGTATCACCCGCCGCCCATCCGCCGTAAACGTCTCGTCACCCGCAACCGTCGGTAAAGGTGGCACAGCGGATGAATTCGGCGCCGCCGGCACATTGGCCGAAGACTGGGCATGCGCCGCTTTGGGGGCGCGGGGTGGCTGCCAACCAGCATCCACCGCACGCTTGAACAACGTCGCGCCCGATATCCCACTACCCGGCTTGAACGACTTCCAATGCTGCTCAATCGTCGCAAGGCCCGGATACTTTGCAGCGCGTGACGACCAGTAATCCCACACATCCACCGCGCCTTCGCCCAGCTCGGAACAGATGGCCATGCCGATCTGGATCCAATCCTCATATCCGCAATCCGCCGATACATAGGCCAGCGCGCTTTCAACCTTTGCGCGCCCCTCAAGTGCTGGCGCCGGCGCTGTGGATGGCTTGGCATCTGCAGCCCGGTGCTTGCCGCTCTCCACCGTCGCGCGCAGGCGCTTCAGGGTCTTGGCATCAATCTCGTTGATCGTCGCCGGCGTATCGGGGTACGGCTTGCCGGTGAAGGTGAAATACTGCCGGCCAGCGAATACCTCCACGCCAACTTCATTGCTTTTGAACGTGTCTGTCTCGCCAAAGCCAATAATGTGCACGCCCTTGCCGGACGGCGAAAACTCGGTGTAGCTGTTGCAGGCCTGAATGATTCCGCGCCCGCGCTCGGTAATCTCGCCAGATTCCGGATTGATCATCCCATCCAGGTCGATTCCGATCAGCCCATCACCTGGCAAAAAGGCAAATCCAACCCCGGAAAACTGCGACGGCTGCTTTTCCCACACGCGCAGAGCCCGATCCAAATTCACCAATGCCGCGCGGTCTTCGGTCGAACCCTGCACCCCGCTGCGCCGCTTGCCGTTGACGTAATACGGCATCTTCTTCGGCTTCTTCTCGCCTGGCTCAAAGCGCCAAAGCAACCACTGTGGACGCGCTGACAGCGTGGCCGGAACCACAGAAACATCAAATTCCGCGCTCATGGCAGCTTGTACCGATCCCGACACGGTGCGCAGACACCACGCACCAGCCGACCGGACCACTCACCGCAGAGATCACAATCGCCGGGTTCACCGGATTGCATGTGTTGAGCCTGATAACGGATTTCCGCCTCAGTGCTGGCGACCAGGGCAGCGGCCTTGTCGTTGGCCTGGTCGATCAAATCGCCGCGCTCGCTCATGCGGACCTCACCGTCTGGTCATTCATCCGCGCCATGCGCTCAACCATCTGCTGCATGGACTTCTGCGCATCGATGAACTCGCGCATCAACTGATTCCGTTCATCTTCCGGATCAATAGGCGCCGGATCGGTATAGCCGCACTCACGCGCCATGAAATGGATTGCCGAATGCACCCCGATTTCGCGCCCGATCTTGAGCAGCAAAATGACCTGATCCGGGCTCAACTTCTCGCGGCGGTCATGGTTCAAGCAATCGCGCAGTTTGTTGCCAGCGTGATCGGCCGCCATTTCAGGCCACAGGCGGCAACCGACCGGTTTGTATCCGCCGGCCGCCTTGACGATCTCGGCCAGCGCCTCGCTGATGGTTTCGTGCATCAATCCCAGTTGCATCCTGCCCCCTTGTCCGGTGCTGTCCGTTATTTATGGACAGTCACGTACAGACGAAAAATTGGAAAAAAAATAGAGTGAGTGCATGAACTCATCCGCCCACCGCTCAACAGAAAAAGGAAGCCCCGGCACGAATGCCGGGGAGCCAAAACGGCTTGAGAGCGGGAGGGAAGGAGTAGCCGATTTATTGCCCGACCGGCCAGCGGTGATGCATAAAAAAGACCGCCGGCCGGGAAGCCCCAACCCAAAGCGGTCAAAGCCGCGCGTGTCGAAGCGCGCGGCAAGGGAGACGGTTTATCTGGACTCATGCGGCATCCCGATCGCCGCATGCACAGCGCAGTACCGACCACTCCACATCCGGGCGTAGTTCTTCGCAGCGCACCTGGCCAGCAGTGGCCCGCTCAATGGCGGGGCAGTATTCCGCTGGCGGCGTCAGGTCCGGATTCGGGCTGTTCAGCCAGTTGTAAACGTGCGCCTGCTTGATGCCGCGCCCGACCGCCTTCGCGGTGGCGGTTTGCCCACCAATTAGGTGGACTGCTTTCTGGAGAGGTTCGAGAGCCATGCATGAAGAATATAAGCATGATTGTATTATTGTCAATAAGTCGGCTTGTTTGAATATTTACAAACCGGCTTATAACCTTAGTCATATGAGATATGGACAACGCTTACGCGCAGCGCGTCTTCATGCAGGGTTTACACAAGCCGAACTTGCAGTTGAGATTGGCGGCGCATGTACGCAGGCCAACATCTCAGGGCTTGAAAAATCGTTGACAGCAACCGGTTCAGAGTTCACGGCCCAGTTTGCCAACGCATGCAAAGTCAATGCGCTATGGCTTGCCACAGAAGATGGCGGGATGATTGATAACCAATTGAGCGAGCCTGTTTTACAGGTCATTCGCCGCATGCACACGCTTACTGAACGCGAACAATACCGGGTTTCCCGGATGGTCGAGTTTTACGCAGAGCCGGCAGTAAACGAAAACATTGATAACGCTACTCCCATAAAAAGCCAGCAATGAGCCATGGCCCGCTAACATCATTCATTTCATACCAGGGAAAAAACCATGATGAAAGGATTGCTCATACTGGTTGGATTGCTGCTGCTGATCGTCATCGCCAGCCATGCACCAGGAGAGAAACCTAGACCGGTTCAGGCGGTTACCTGGGACACTGAGCCAAAAAAACAGCAAATACTGATTGACCCCACCACAAAAGCCAAAGTGGCTGAAATAAAGGACAGCCGCTTTTGCATTGAGTACGGAAAGGCTGTGCGCGCCAAAACTCGGAAAAGTGAACCCGACTTTCTGCCTGCGATGGTCGAGCGCGCCATTGCCGATTTCAGCGCCAAGGATGCATTTGTCCAGGATATCGCCGCGCGTCGCGTGGCCTTGGGCATGAACTGGTGCGAGGTCTATGCAGCCTTTGGCTTACCGAACGTTGTAAACCGTTCCGTTGGCCTCTATGGCGAGCATATCCAGTTTGTTTATCGTGATAGCGGCCGCTATGTTTACACCGAGAACGGAATCGTCACCAGTTGGCAGGACTGAGCATGAAAGACCTCAACGAAACCCATACAAATCTGTTCCTAGCTGATCCGGCCAAAGCGGTATCGAACATCGACACCGCCTTGAAGTTTCTCTTTGCCGATACCGTGCATGGCATGAACGACAAAGTCGCTGGTGATTACACCTATGAGGAACTGGTGGATGCGTTGCTTTCCGCCCGCCGTGCCTTGTATTCCGACCACGGCGAAGAGGGCGACCAGTAAAGCCGGGTTTCACTGCCCGGGCGGTAACGGGTCAAACCGAATCGAGCCTCGACTCGATCCATTGCACCGCACTTCTTGCAGGCGTAATGGAAATGACTCATGCAGCCATGCGTGATCGCCCACTCATGCCGGCATTCTCCAGCCGGCTTGTGTAACAGCCGCTTTCCTGTTCGTACCATCCACTTACCCAGACGTTCGCCTAGATTCATTTCGTACTCCTGAGACACGGTCAATACGACCGCGTCTTTATTTTGCCCAAAATATAAGTGTGCTTGTTGACACAAATACAATCTTACTTATATATTTGATCCCACTCCACCGCCACCCAGCGGACACCCTCACCGGCGCAATGCCAATCAGCCACCGGTGACAGGCCCAAAAGACGCGGGGAGCAGGCCAAAGGCTGGCCACCCCGAGCGGGCGCACACCAAACAGCCGAGTAACCGACAGGCAGGCAGGAGTTCAGGACGCGGGTTATTCGTCTGGCAGGGCCATCACGATGCTGCTGGCAGCTTCTTTGATGGTCATGGCCAGGTGTTCGACGGCGCCAGGGGTATGGGCGTCGCCCGTGCCAAGGTATTTCAGGTGGGTAGCGATGCGGCTTAGTGCATCGGCGATCTTGCCGAGATGCGCGTCTTGAACTTCGGCCAGGTGATTGATGGCAGCAATCAGGTTTTCAGAGTCAGACATGGACAATCCTTGGAAAGTTGGAGATCAGGTATTTCACCGACGCTTCGGTGAACCTCAGTGTAGAGCACACACCATCACGCACATCTGGCCGGACCAGGGCAAAGCGTTGCTGGCCAACGGCGACGTCATCCCGCTGACGGCCGAAACCCTGTGGCCGCCGCCTGGCACGGCGCCGGACGCGATCTTCGCCACGGCCGATCAACTGGCCGCCGCCTTTACCGAGTGGGACCGGCGTTACCGGGAAGAACCGGAACGCTTCATGAGCGAAGCCCAGCACCTTCTGAAAGAAACGCCGGAAACCTACGGCGAGGCCTGCGCGCCGTACCTGATTCAGATCCTGGCAGAACTGGCGGTGGCGTCATGAACATCAACGCATTAATCACGCTGTGGAACACCACCCAGCAGAACATCGGCACCAGCGGCGCCCGGGTTTGTGCCGGCGTGCTACTCGGCCTCTACAACGGCGCGCGCTTTCCGCTGGATCTGACCGAACTGCGCTGCCTCGACGACGAACTGCTCACCGCCGCGATCAGTATCATCGGCAGCGACGCAGCGCGCTGTCAGCTCGAAGTGCATGAGTGGCTCAATAAACTCACCGGCCGGCGCGACTTTGGCGCCCGTTTTGAGCACTTGGCGCATGAGTACCGCACCACCAAGCGCGGCCGCTGCAAGGTGGCTTACCTCGCCGAGATACCCATCAGCCCGGCGCGCCTGATTATTCAGTCGGGCTGCGCAGCATGAGCGACCCCACCATCAGCGAGGCCGAACTGCATGAGCAGTACGACCGTACCGGTCTGGATCGGGTCGGCATCGGCTTCGACCGCGCTTTGCAATCACCGGTAATCGTGCTGTCGCTGATTGCCGCCATCAATGGGCAGCGAAAACGCGCTGCCAGACAGGCCAGAGCGGCCGCCATGCAGTACCAGACACAGGAGGCAACACCATGCTGACCATCATTAAGCAGCGACCCGAGAAGCGCGGATCATTGCGCACCTTCGAAATCACCCAGGTTATCAACGGGCAACGCCAGCACATCACCATGCTGGCCAGATCAACCCGCGAAGTTAGCGCCAACCTGCTGGCCCATGCGCACGCCACTGCTCGGAGCTCGGCATGACCACCCTGCTCACCGCACACTTGGCCGGGATCTGTGCCGCCGTGGTGCTGGCCATCATGCTGATCATGCTGATCATGCTGATCATGCTGATTGCCGCCATGAGCCGGATCAACCGGCTTGAGCAGGACAAGCCTGAAATCACCGACCAACCTCCAGAACCGATGGGCGATCAGGTCGACATCCGCCGCGTGTTGAATTTTGACGAGGAGCCATCATGAGCCAATCCAGCCTTTTGCACTTCAAGGCCGCGTTGTATGCCGCCTGGAATATCAACCTGTTCCAGCCCGATGCCACCGCGCCCATCCCGGCTCACATCTGGCGATACATGGGGGCCGCATGAACACCCGCATCAAAACCGACTCCGCCCGGGGCCGCATTCGCGCCCTGTTGTCCGACGGCATACCGCGTGGCCGGCGCGAGATCGCCGAAGCGCTCGACATGCTGCCGCGCGACGCCAGCGCTCAAATCAGTCAAATGGTGAAACGCGGCATGCTGTTCAAGGACGCCGGCAACGGCCGAGACTACATGCACCGATACTCGGATAGGCCGATTGAGCCTACGACCCCGATCGAATCGCGCACTTGCAACGTCTGCGGCCAGGAATACCCGCTGACGCCGGCATACTGGTATGCGCAAAGCTCAGTGCACGGTGGCAAGAAACGCGGGTTGATGTACACCTGCAAACCCTGCCACAAAGCGCGCGCTGCCGAGCGCGCCAAAGAGCAAAAACCGCCCGATCACGAGGACTTTGCCGGCGCATGGGTCGGGAACGAATCGACGTTGTGCAGAGCCGAATGAACCGCTACGCCGACATCACCTCGCTGGCGAGATCGGTACTCGCCCTGATCCAGCCGCACAGCAGCCTGCGCCCGATCAGCCTGGGCGAACTTTTGCGCGCGCACCCGGACGACTCAGCAGACATCCCCAATGCCCTGCAAAACCTGATCGACGCCCGCCTGATCACCAGCATGCGCCACACCGTTGGCGACACCACGCAAACCGTTTTCTGGCCGACCGGCCTGAAACCCATCACCGCACATCCAGCCACGGAGGCCATCAAAATCATGTCCGAACCAAAAAACTCCATGCTTAACCGCCTCATCCTGCTGCACGGCCCGATCGCCGGTACCGCGCTGGCCGAGAAAGCCCGCGAACAAGGCGCCAACATCCCCGCCAAAAACGTCCCCGGCCTGCTCGAAACCCTGATCCGCAAAGGCGAAGTCATCGCCAGAAAAAGAGACGGTGCGACCTGGTACATGACGCCGATGATGGCCGATACCGAAGACGCCGCGCATGTGATGAGTGCGCCAGTATCCGCCACCGCCAGCACGGCGCCCGAAGAGGGCGTGACCTGTGCGCACGATGAAATCGCCGAACTCAAAACCCGCATCCATGACCTGCTGAACGATGCCGCTGGCGCCAACATGCTGCTGCAGCATCTCGCCAAAAAGCTCAGCGTTGAAAAGTTTGAGGACATCCCGGGTGCGTTCGATGAACTGACCCAGGCACTGGCCGCCCGCGCGATGCAGCCGGAACCGGCAGCAGGACGGCTTGCCCTGCTGCTGATCGACAGCGCTGACCTGACGGAACTGGAAGAACTGGATCAGCACGACGCGCCCAACGCCCAGCAACTCGCCGTCCGCACTATCGAGCAGGGGCATGCAGCGCGGGCAGTCGTGATCCGTATCCTGGGCGAGGCGCGGCGCCGCGTTGAGTGGAAGGAAGCGGCATGATCACCGTCCTGCCCTGTCCGTTCTGCGGGCACGAAGATGTAGAAATCGAAGAAACGGGAACGATGGAATTCGCTGTTGATTGTCCTGAGTGCCGCTGCATCGGACCCATCCGTGACACCGTGATGGAGGCGATCAGCTTTTGGAATGATCGGCGTGGAGCAGAGGCATGAGCGAACTGATCCTATTCACCAGCTGCTTCATCAGCGTGTTTGCGCTCGGCTTCCAGAGCCTCAACGTCAACGGCGGCCACTACGCCGCTGCATTCATGACCTCGTTTGTCATCGGCTTGGGTCATCTGGCGCTCTACCGCCTCATGCCGCAAGCCAGCTTCACCGAACTTGCCGCCTACCTCATGGGCGGACCGTTCGGTATCACCGCAAGCATGTGGGCGCATCGGCGCTTCATGCCGGCATCTGCAACATTCACCCACCAGGAGTCCACATCATGAGCAATGCACGTCCGTTTTTCGACACCGCGCGCGACATTAGGCGCGGCCAATTCTTGGAAGACTGCGCCGACGAACTGCTGAAGGTCGTCAAAGCAGCGGAAGAAACCGGCAAATCCGGCAAGCTGGTCATCACCTTGACCATCAAGCCGACCACCAAGGGCAACGGGGTCACCATGCTGAGCGATGAAATTGTCGCCAAGCTGCCGCGCCTGCCCGCTGGCGAAACCGTGTTTTTCGTCACCCCGGACAACAACCTGGTCGCCAACGATCCGCGCCAGAAAGCCCTGGACCTCAAGTCCATCCCGCAGCCCGGCGTCATGTCCGCCAACCTCAAAACCGTCAACGGAGCGTAACCATGTTTGAAAAATTCAACACCGATGCAGAAGCCCTGATCCACGCCAGCAAAAAGCCGGAAATCATTCACGTCGAGGGCGTGCCGCATCTGCTGACGCCGGAGGGCTATACCAGTGCCAGCCTGGCAGCGCTGCTGCCGACACCATCCCGTAAACGCGGCACGCTGATCATTGACGATACCGACAGCTTTATCGATGTGGCGAAACGTTACGGCTCACTGGCCAACTGCAACATCTATCTGGATGTGGACTACGCCAAGCAGCGCATCAATGCCGCTGCGATCTTCAACGATCATGCCGACGGCGAAGGCGAACCCGGCTGGCGCGACCATCGCGCCACCTTTACGCCGCGCATGAGCGAGGAGTGGAAACGCTGGCTGGAAAACGACCGCAAACTCCTGGAGCAGGCCAAGCTGGCGCATTTCATGGAAGAGAACATCGCCGATATCGCCACCGGAGAAGGCCTCCCAAGCGGCGCAGATGTGCTGACCTTTGTCAGCGCCATGCAGGAAACCCGCAAGGTCAAGTACGGCAGCGCCGTGAACTTGCAGAACGGCATGGTGCAGATTGAATTCATCGAAGACGGCGACAACGGCACCAAAGGCAAGCTGGACATCTTTCGCCAGTTCGCCATCGGCCTGCGCCCGTTTTCGAATGGCGACGCCTACCAGATCAAGGCCTTTCTGCGTTACCGCATCGACCGTAACACGGGACAAATCACGTTTTGGTTCGAGCTGCAACGCCCTGACCGCGTGCTTGAAGACGCCAGCAAAGCAATGGTGGAGAAGATCAAAACCGCCACCGGACTGCCAGTGATCTTCGGTAAGCCTGAGTAAAACATGCTCTCATCCCAGTTCATCCTGCCGATATCCAGCGAACTGGTCATTGACCTGTTCGCCGGCGGCGGCGGCGCATCTACCGGCATCGAGCAGGCCATCGGAAGGCATGTCGATATCGCCGTCAACCACGATCAGGATGCCGTCGCCCTGCACCAGATGAACCACCCGCAGACACGGCATCTTGTATCGGATGTCTTTGAGGTGGATCCGCTGGCCGTCACCCAGGGCCGCCCAGTTGGGCTGCTTTGGGCCTCTCCGGACTGCAAGCACTTCTCCAAAGCCAAGGGCGGTAAACCGGTCAGCAAGCGCATCCGGTCGCTGGCCTGGGTAGTGGTGAAGTGGGCCAAGCTGGTGCGGCCCCGGGTGATCTGCCTGGAAAACGTGGAGGAATTCAAAACATGGGGGCCGCTGTGCGAAGCCGGAACGCCGTGCCCGGTGCGCAAGGGTCAGACCTTTGACCGCTGGCAGCAGCAACTGCGCGCCCTTGGCTATCGAATCGAGCACCGCGAGCTGCGCGCGGCAGACTACGGTGCACCGACCATCCGCAAACGTCTGTTTCTGGTCGCCCGCTGCGATGGCCAACCAATCACCTGGCCCGAACCGACCCATGGCGAAGGTCGAAAGAAGCCATGGCGCACAGCAGCAGAATGCATCGACTGGGATCAGCCTGTGCATTCCATTTTCATGGACCCAATCGAGGCGCGGAAGCTTGGCCTGAAACGGCCGCTGGCAGATGCGACGATGAAACGGATTGCCTACGGGGTGATGCGGTATGTGGTGGAGGCGAAGCGACCGTTCATCGTACCGGGTAGCGTGGCGCAAACCATTGTCACCACTGGCTACGGCGAGCGCGAAGGACAGGCGCCGCGCGTACCGGGAATCGATAAGCCTCTCGGCACCGTCGTTGCCGGTGGCGTAAAGCACGCCCTAGTCTCGGCCTTCCTCGCAAAACACTACGGCGGCGGCTGCACCAACCCCGCAGCACCGGTCGATGGCCCGATGCACACGGTTACCGCCACGGATCATCACGGATTGGTCGCAGCCAATCTGGTGCATATGGGCCACGGAGAAACGTGCAGCACAGGCGCGGTGCGCTGGAGCAAAGGCGTGCGTGACATCGAGCATCCGCTCAATACAGTGACCGCCAGCAGCGTTCCGGCCGCGCTGGTGACAAGCAACCTGCTGAAGCTGCGCCACCACAGCGACGGCCAGAGCCAGGAAGAGCCAATCCACACCATCACCGCCGGCGGCGGCCACTTTGCCGAGGTCCGCGCGTTCTTGACGAAGTACTACGGCAGCCAGCAAGCCCCGGAACTTACCGACCCGCTGCACACAGTCACCACCCGCGACAGATTCGGATTGGTTACCGTCTCCGGCGAGGATTACCAGATCGAGGACATCGGCATGCGCATGCTGAATCCCCGCGAGCTTTATCGCGCGCAGGGGTTTCCGGACACCTACATCATCGACCAACGCGCAGACGGATCACGCCTGCCCAAAGATGCCCAGGTCCGCATGTGCGGCAACAGCGTTTGCCCACCCATCGCCGCAGCCCTGGTGCGAGCGAATTATCAGGATATGCAGGCGTTGGAGGCGGCAGCGTGACAACCTTTGATCTGGCCTTGCTTATCGATTTTCACACCTGTCGAGGCGAGTTGTGCCACCTGGCGCAGAATTGCCTCAGACATGCCGGCTATCAGTACAGCGAGTTCCGGTTTCGCACTGGATTCTGGCGAGAAAGGCTGATCACCGGGAAATGCAATTTCTTTGCACCGATGCCGAATGCAGCGCCGGAATTGCAGATGGAGTTGAGCGTATGAAAGAACGTCCGATTTTATTTTCTGGCGCAATGGTGCGCAGTTTGCTGAATTGCACAAAATCGCAAACTCGGCGAGTTGTGAAGCCGACGCCGTCACCGTCAACGCTCAATCCGCCGAGCTTCGAAGACAAGAAAGTCGGTGAGATATTCGTCTGCCCGGATTTGTTTGATCCGAAGACCAGTGTCTTTGTTGAGTACGAAGGCGGCGGCAGATACCACAACATGGGGTCCGATGTTTTTGCGCGGAAGCATTGCCCATACGGACAGCCAGGAGACAGGCTATTTGTCCGCGAGAACGGATGGGAGCGCCCAGAGCGCACGCCGAAAATGATGCGCGAAGGCGCAGATACCTGGGCACGGTACTACTACGACGCTGACGGCTACAACGACACCGACTCCGAGCAGTTCAGAGCCTGGGGATTCAAGCGCCGCCCATCCATCCACATGCCGCGCTGGGCCAGCCGCATCCTGCTCGAAATCGTCTCCGTCCGCATCGAGCGGTTGCAGGACATCAGCGCCGAGGATGCGATTGCAGAAGGGATATCAATTCCAATCACGCAAAGTTTTACTGATATCAATGTATTTCGAGCCGCTTACCGTGATTTATGGGAATCCATCAACGGCCCTGGCTCATGGGCAGCCAATCCTTGGGTCTGGGTTGTCGAGTTTCGGAGACTGGCATGACCCACGGAATTCTGTCTGTATACATTGCAGTTGCTGGAGTCTCCGGCGGATGGGCTCTTGGGTACATGGCCGCAGAAGGAATCCGCGCGCAGGGATGGCGAGTTTGGGTAGTCGAGATGTCGCTCGCTATTTCATTCGCAGCATTCTGGCCGCTTGTTTTGATCGCAGTGCTGGTTTTGATGTGGCGGGTTAGAGGGCAACCCAAATGAGTATGGGCGGACACCAAAGCGCAGCAGCCATGAAAGATGAATGGCTGACGCCGAGGCATGTACTCGACGCACTAGGGGCGTTCGACCTTGACCCGTGCGCGCCAGTGGTGCGGCCCTGGGAAACGGCGGCACAGCACTACACGGCACAGGACGACGGGCTGGCGCTGCCGTGGTTTGGCCGGGTGTGGTGTAACCCGCCATTCGGGCGTAACGCCGCCGATAAGGGGCGCGCGTGATGCGGCCAGCCAAGACTGCGCCGCATGTTCGCGCGTCCCGCTTGATTGGTTTGTTGGGCTGTATGGAAACTATGGCAAGCAAAAACAAGGGGTTATGAAATGTGCGAATTGATTGAAAAACACGAACCGATTGCAGACTGCGATTGCAGAGAGTGTGCGTGTGCAGAAAGGGATCGCATCCGGGCGGCTCTTGAATGCGAGAGCGGCACCGACCCGGTTGCCGTGGTGAATATGCTGCGAAGTTGGGAGATTGATGCGACCAGGCGCGTTGACATACTGGAGCAACACTTGCTTAGCGTGCTGGAAATTGCCCGCACATGGCAGCCCGACTATGCGACCAAGATGGACCGCGACACGCTTGATATGGCTTCTGCAGAGGTTTGTTTATTGGTAGCCAGATACCCGAGCACGCATCTACAGAAACTCGGCAAGCGATTGGCAGAATTACTCGACGAAGACCAATGGGCAGAATGTGAGGCACTTCTTCTGGCTGCTGGTATCACGCCTAAAGAGGATTGATATGGCCTGTCCAAAGTGTGGCTGCAAGGAAACTTACGAATATGTCGAGGACGACGTTCTTGGGTTTCCTGACGATCAAGAGCGGTGCGCGGCATGTGGTCACATTTTCTTTTTTGAAGATGGGACCGATGAAGATGACGATGACGACATGACGCCCAACGCTAGCTTGAGGGGCGCGGAGCCGGCTTCATCGGCGGAGCGTCCCTCTCGAAGCGAAAGTTAGAACTGCGATGCCGATACGACCGGAGAACAAAGCGCGCTACCCGGCAGACTGGAAGCTGCGGAGCCGGTTCGTTCGCTTCTTTCGGGCGAAGAACCGTTGCGAGTGGTGCGGCGCGGAGAACGGAAAGCCGCACCCGGTAACAGGCGGGAAAGTGGTTTTGACAACGGCGCATGTGTTCGATCACCGGCCAGAAGCGGCGAGCCTGCTGAATCTCGCTGCGCTGTGCCAGAAGTGCCACAACGCCCACGACGCCAAGATGCGGCGCGAGGGCCGGAAGCAAAGAGCGGAACTGGAGAGCGGGCAACATGCTTTGCAGTTCTAACGTTTGACATGAGGGGCCGGCGCGGCTTTTCGCGACGGTCCCTCTCGATGGAATAGTTGGGCGGCTGCGCCCAGAGAGGAACGAAATGGAACTGATTGCAAAGCTGCGATACATGGGGCGTCAATACGCGAACGGACAAGCTGCTCGCGGTGGCGGACAGCAGAAGCATTACCTCGAAGAAGCGGCCGACGAGATTGAGGCGCTGCGCGCCAAGGTTATTGGGGTTGGGCGCGACGCCGAAAACGATAAGGCGCTGGTGGTGTACTTCGACAAACCCCCGAGTGATGGCGGGCTGCGTGGACTTGATGAAATGCTGCGCGCAAAAGACGAACTTGACCGATGCATTGGTGAGATTCGCGGCCTGCGCGAAGCTGCAAATGCGCTCCTGCACCAAATTGATATCGGGGATTTTGTGGACAGCCATGGACATAGCGCAAAGATGTTGAAGGCTACGCACGATCTCATGGCTTTGATGGTGCCCAACGAAAAGTTTCAGGGGCGGCCGTAGGCCGTCCCGCTGGAAACGCTTGTTCGGCGTTTCCGCAGCCATAGGAGATCGACCATGAACGCCTACGAGATGGACAGTTACCCGACCTACTACGCGGCCAACACGCCCGAGGAGGCCACGAAGCTGTACCTCAATGACACCGGGCCGGACAACGTGATGGAAGAAGATTGTCCTCGCCTTCTTTCTGACGATGAACTGGACGAAAAAATCCAGGAGCGTGATGAGGACGAGGCGCTGACCGGGCGCACTACGACAATGAGAGCCTGGCTCAACGCGATGACTGAGCCTGGATTTCTGGCGTCCGCATTGTGACGCCGAACGAAAAGCTTCAGCCGAGAACGGAGGCAGGCTAAAGCCTGCCGGAGTGAATCGGCTGCAAGCGCTAGTTGGGTGACTGGTAAACGGAGAACCGAAATGAAGAACTTAGCCGCGTGGCCCTGGAGCATGACCGAAGTAAGGCATGGGGATAGCCGATCCATCATGGTGACCGATGCAGACAGGCGGGATTTGTGCCAGGTGTACGAATACAAGGACAGGCCGGGTGAACAAGCGGTTGAGAACGCCGTGCTGTTTGCCGCATCCAGGACGATGCTGAAAATGATCGAAGACTCGGACGGCACAAACGACAGGGCTGTGATGCGATCACTGCGCGACCTGGTGGACATGTGCAAGCGCCGGGCAGCCGGACATAACCGGCCTGACAAGCGCGACTTGTCACCCAACTTAAATTCTACGACACCACATGTCGCATAACGTCGGAAAACAAACCGGATACCAGCGCCATGACTGAAACTATCGAACGAAACGCGACAGCGACGACTGTCGCTAAAGCGCCGCGTTTATTGGATCAGATGCGCGCGGCGATCCGAACCCGGCATTACAGTCTGCGCACTGAGCAATCCTATGTGCAGTGGATAAAGCGATACATCTTTTTTCACGGCAAGCGCCACCCGCGCGAGATGGGAGCGCCGGAAGTCGAAGCGTTTTTGTCGGCGCTGGCCACTGTGCGCAACGTCAGCGCCAGCACACAAAACCAGGCGCTGGCCGCGCTGCTGTTTCTTTACCGTGAAGTGTTGGATATTGATCTGCCCTGGCTGGATGGCATCACCCGCGCCAAACCAAGCCAGCACCTGCCAACGCCCAGGTTCAGGCGAGCGGCGCGGGGTTATGCGCCGCATCGCCTGGAACTGAGAGTTAGCAGTAAACACCTTGAAAATAATTGAAATTATTTCTTGCGTAACCGGTTACGGTGAGCTATAGTTACACCATCAACAACGCGCAAGGAGTACGAAATGACCGAATACAAAATGTTTCATGTTCACTTCAAAGCTGAGGTTAATGGAACGCGTTTTTTGTCTGACACCAAGATAAGAGCGCAAAACGAAAAAGAAGCGGCTGAAATGGTTTTGAAAAATTACAGCTACTCAAGAGAAATAACGGCGGTGATGAAAGGATGACCGCCAAGCCCGCCACAGAAAGGATGGCGGCGCTACGCAAGCGCCGCCAGGAAGCAGGATTTACCCGACTGGAACTCTGGTTGCATCCAGACGACCATGAAGCGGTAAAAGAGGCCGCTGCCAAGTTGCAGCGGAAACGCGAGAAGGCCGCGAAACGTGGCGGCTAACTTAAATTCGACGACACCACCTGTCGCATAACGTCGGAAAACAAATCCGGCACAAATCAGTCGTAAACCCGCTGCCAATGCGGGAGGTCAGAAATCAGGTGGGCAATAAGTGGCTGTCAGGGTGGAGAAACCGCTCGCACCAGCGCCTCATGCTTTTCCGCGCACTCAGAGAGTTTTGCGCTCGATTCCACTAATTTGGCGACCACTTCCTGGAAAGTGCCATCCATCAGCGGGCGGGGGCGGTCGCAGGGGCTGATCAGGTTTGCCGGTAGCGGGGGGCGTGAAACTTGTACCAGTGATGGCGTTGTTGAGCAGCCCGAGACCAGCAGGGCCGATGCGGCACTGAGCGCAATTAGCAGGGATTTCGCGCACCACTTCGACGATTTTGTCCTTGTAAACAGTCTGGATTCGGGTGCGCGTGGCCTCGAATCCGGCCGATATTTCAGCGTCTTGCGCAGCAATGGATTCGGTCTGTTCAATCGCGCGTTTGACGGCTGCCGCGCGATCCAGCGCGCAAGTCTGGGTAGCGCTTGCATGGCCGCGATGAAAACCAACTGCGCCAGCACTACCGAGTACAAGAGCAGCCACAAGGGCATAAATAGCCATTCGTTCCATTTCATGATCCCTCCTGCTTGGATTCCGGTTTGAGTTTCAGCGCCGCGCCGACGCCGGCAAACGTCGCGCCGAGGCCCAGGCCAAACGCCTGAAAGTCAAACGGCTGCGGGGCTGGTCCAGTCCAGCGAATGACCACCCAGACTTGCAGCGCAAGGCCGATGACGACAGCGAGCACCGCAAGCATGCGGATGTGGTCGTAGCTTTCGCCGTCTGATTCGGTGAGCGCGTCTTTGAGCCACTTCATGGCGTCCTCCTACGGATAAAAAATCCTGCGCCCGGAACGTGGCGGAATACTCTGCAAATGAATCCACCCTTTACAGGCAGAGGCGTGTTCCATCCAAAGTCCTGCCCGATCCAACTCAGATAAATTGTTTTCGCACCAATCCTTTAACTCGCCTTCCGGGTCGTACAGATCCACAGCCTGGCCGGTCAGGTGCTTGCTGCGCACGGCGGCACCATCTGTAGCGGCGTTGACGGCCGGCGGCCGCCACCCGGATGTGATCGGCGAACCGGTCTTCGGTGAGTCTTCAAGTTTTATCCCGGCCAGGTCGAACAGTGTGTTGACTTTGCGCATCAGATCGTCGGCATTGGCGCGGATCACTCCGGTGAGTTCGCCTCTGTAGCGACTATCGCGGCCCATCCAGTAGTCTGAGATCAGCAGCATCATTTCACCCCTTTCACCGCGCCATAGGCGGCGACGATGACGATGGCGCCGATCATGGCCTTCCACATCAGCCCCCAGACACCGCGCCCAAGATTGTCGTAAAACCGGGCGACGAGGCGCTGCTCGAACTCATCGGCCAGGGCTTTTACATCGTCATCGGTCAGCGCGCGGTTTCGGCGCTCGTCTTCCATTTCCGCCTGCGTTTTCTGATGTTCAGTCATGCGGTCCTCTCTGATTGGTAGTGTTTTGGGTATTGGGCGCGATCCCACTCGCTGCGCCATGCCTGATAGCAGTGGTTCGGCTGCCAGAAGAACAGCGCATCGATTGCGAGATAGGCGCGATCAGAAATCAGGCCTTGCAGGTGGCAGCGCCAAGCGCGGGCGCTCAGGGTTTCGTCGGCCATGCCCCAGCCATCGCCCTCGATGTAAATCAGGGTGTTGATGGCCTGGTCTATGGCGAGCAACGGCTGGATGTTCATCGCTTATTGCTTATCAACACTTCGATCAATGCACAATGCGCGAACAACCATTTCTTTATTTGTAAAATCACGCATTGAATTTTCAATTGCACGCGACTCGCGTTCACAGCTTGGCATATCCCTGAATTGTATTTGATCGACAACGGGTATTTGTTGGGGCGCTAGCAAAAACAATATCATTACAGGAATCATTGAATCCACCCACCAGCAAAAGAACTGTTGCTGCAACATATTTTTGGAATGCTTGCATAAACCGTTCCGGTTGAGCTGTGTTTGAAATAAAACTGCACCTTATCTCCGGATGACCATCCTGAAACGTCCATAGTCAACTCAACTCCAGTAGTTGATGTCGTTGTCTGTGCTACGCCAACTGCAGCGCCATTTCTATATATTTGAAAGTACCCTGTCCCTGATGCGACCAATACGGTTGATTTTAATCTTAGCGCTCCGCCCCTGTTTATAATGTATTCAAATAACTTTACATAGCCACTTCCAGACATATTGTTATTTGTATTTTGTATTGCAGCAATTACGTCGCCTGCTGCATATTGAGTCAAATCGTTAATCAAGCCTTTAACATTTAAGTTGGTTCCATCCCAAGCCAAATAATTGGCGGATGAATCGCCAATACTGAATTTGAAAGCTGATCCCGAATACCCAAGAAACCATCCAGTCCCGGTGTTGTAGTCAGTCTGTCCACCCTTGATGGCGCCGCCGGCGCTGAAGGTGATGCCGCCGCTGGTGGCAGTGATGCCGGACTGGATGCTGCTTGATGTTTTATCCGCGTCTGCCGGCGGTTTGGTGCCGGTGATGTCGGCATACGCAACCGAGGCGGAGATGGTGCTGGCATCAGAACTGGCGGCAATGGTGACCGGCCCCGCCCAGGCGCTGATCGCACCGTTTGCCCGCACGGCGCGAATGCGGACATGGTACGACGCGCCGGATTGCACCGGCGCGAGGAAAGCCGTCAGGACAGCCGATGACATCACCGCACTGGCGTAGACGCTGTCGGTGGTCAGCTTGTGCTGGATCTCGTAGTGCTGGATGGTGGCATCGGCGGCGGCGGTCCAGGTGGCGTACAGCCGGCAAATCTTGATGCCGTCGGCCTGGGCGATCTGGTGCGTGGCGCCGCTGTAAACGGTCAGACCAGTAGGCGGCGGCACAGCAAGCGGGCTGATCAGGTCGGTATCCGGCGCGGGATCGACGATGGTCGCTTCACCATAGGCCCAGTTCCAACTCGCTGCACTTTCCTCCTGCAACACCAGATCGACGCCAAGCCCATCGGCGGCCATCTTCCAGCCGGTGACGCGGAATTCCTTGGCCGACCAGCCCAAGTGCGAGAGCGTGACGCGCACCACGTCCCACACCGCCACCTTGACGGCGGTGAGTTTGGCCGGAAAATCGACGGTGATACCCTGGCGCGATTTCTCCAGGTGGATTTTTGCCAGGCGCTGGGCGCGGATGCTGTCGATGGTGAATGGCAGCTCGATATCGGTGAAGATTTGTTCTCCGCCGTCCTGCGCCTCATAAGTCGCATTGGTCATCGGCGGGAAATCGCTGGCTTGCCAGTATTTGTCGGGGTCAACGAAGGTGCCGCGCACGGCGTTAAACAGACTCTTGCGGGCGATACGCGGGCGCACGGTAAGGGTGCCGCGCAAATCGTCGGCGGTGAGCGTGACTACCGGCGTGATGTAGGCGCCGGCAAACAGGCGGTAGACACCTTGCGAATACACTTGCGCGCCTGCGCCGCCGCTCAACATACTGCGGATATGGTCGATGGGACGCAGCGACAGATCGAGCACGCCGTCGCAGGTGTACCGCGCCTGCGTTCCGGAGACAAGCGGCACGGCTTCATCGCTGATGTTGGCAGCCAGCGTGATGGCGGAATCGTCGATATCGGCGCTCACACAGCGCAGGCCATACGATGCAGTGAGGTAATCGCGCACGCACAACGCCCAGTTGCGGGACCAGACCGTGGTGGTGGTGCGCGGGTCATAGACCTTTTTGCCCTTGACCAGCACCTTGATATTGGGGATGCCGTTCGGGTAGGCCGTGGCATCGTACTTGAGGCGCGCGTAGATGTAGCCGCGCCCCTTTAGCCGGTGATCAACGGTCCAACCCTGCGCACCGCACTCGCTGACCAGATCGCTATCGGCGGTTTGTGTGGGGCTGCCAAGGTGATACTTGATGCGCGCCAGGCCGGAGAACTGGCCGGAGGTCACATTCCCGCTGCCGTCCAACGTGCCGACTTCGACATCGCCAAACCATACCGTGGTCATGGCCTCGCACTCGTGGCCGGTCAGCGCGATGACCAGGTGCAGATATTCATTGGCCGTCCCGGTGCTGGCGGCAAAAACCAGCGGGCCGGAAACGGGCACTTCGCCATACACCACCCGGTGCGGCGCCACCGCAGAGCGCACAACTTCTGTTCGATCTCGCAACTGGCTCGACAAGGAGGGCGCTTTCGGCGCAAGCGCACGGCTCATCGCCGATAGCACAAAGGTTGTAGCGACCAGCGCCCAATTTACCGCCCCATAAACAAGGGCCTGCATGCCGGCGGAAACAAGGGCGGAAACGGCGGAGATGGCCATCAGTTCACCAACCGTTCAAACACGCGCTCCGACTCGGCATAACCCATGTGCGCCAGAATCGGCGACCAGTCATGTGCGGATTTGACGCGATGGATCACGCGATGGACATGCCAATGCGCGGCCAGGTGCGCGTCGCAGAAGTGCAGGAAGCGCATGGCGGTGGTGCCTTTGCGGTAGTCCGGGTTGAGGTAGAACAGATCGGCATTGGCCAGCATGCAATCCTTGTAATGCACATGCGGCCCGACGATGAACACGGCATAGCCTTGCAGGTAATGGCCGTCATCGCGCGCGGTATAGGCGGCAAGCTGGCCGGATTTCTCCAGCGCAATGCCGCGATCCCAATCCGGGTTGAGCGGGAAGCGGTCCTGGTGCAAGGCGATCTCGCGCCAGTGCGCCTGCATGTGCGGGATGGCCTGCCGGTGCCAGGATTCGAACGGTTCGGCCTGGAAGGTGAGTGGGTTCATGCGCGGCCCCATAACAGGTTTTTTTCAACCATCGCGGCGACAAATTCAAAGCCTCTGTCGCCGGGGTACTCCGCTTTCTGGTCTTCATCGTTGAAGCGACGGACGCGCGGGCGCTCCCAATCCGTCAGTCGGCTTTCGCCGGTCATGCGGATGCTGGCGGTCTCGCCCAGGCTGATGTCCATCGTGTCCATGCGGCCGCTGAATGCCAGCAAGGGATCGGCAAGGATGCTGTAATCGCTGTTCAGCGGCGCCAGCCAGACCTTGCAGGCGCGGCCCTGGTATTGTTGGCCGAGCGCGCGCTGGATGTTTTCCGTCGGGATGCCGGAAAGCGTCATCGATACACCGTACATCTGGAGTTCGGCGCCCTCTTCAATCAGGTCGATCTGGCCCAGGTTGCCCAGCCCGAGCCAGTCGTAGCCGCCCCAGTTGAAGGTGTAGCCGGCGTTGCAACAGCGCAGCGCACCGTCCGGGAAGTCGAGGTAAACCAGGATCAGCGCGGGAACATTGTCGGTCGCCAGCGCATTGCCGACCGCCGTGGTCAGGGTGCGGCCGCTCATGCGAACACCTCCTCGAAATTCAGCGTGATGCTGCCGCGCAAGGGGGCTTGAATCGGGATGGTGTCCTGATCATCATCGGCCAGGCGGAATGTGCATTTCGGCGCGCTGACCGTGATCGCCGCGTTATCGGCCGGGCTGGCCCGGAGCGGCGGCTCGAATGTCAGCGTGGCCTGGCCGCTGGCGTTGCTGTTCGCATCGGCAGTGATGACCTTCAGTTCGCCGTTTACGCCGATGTAATCCCCCGCCTTGAGGATGCCGGTTTGGCTGATCGTCCAGCCATCCGTCGTCAGTGTGCTACCCGTTTGTGCAGCGCCGTTGACAAGGGGTGTGCCGGTGGCAATGCCGGCGGGCGTTTCCAGGCTCATGTCCCACAAATACAGGCGGCCGGAGCGGCCGCGCAAACGGGCCAGAAAGGCACGCAAGGTGCGGATTTCGGACTGCACCAGTTCGGTCCATGTGATGGATGCTACCCAGCGCGCGCCGGGAATTTCCAATGTTTGGGTGGATTGGGTCAGGGGCGACTGAAAAACCTGAGTGTTCGGCTTCAGCGAAAACGTCAGGCCGGCGGGGCGCGGCAGCGTGGAGGGCCAGGTCAGTGTCGTCATCAGGCCACCCCGGCCAATTTTGCCGTGCGGCCGCCGCGCATCAGACTGTTGTTGATCTCGGCCACGGCGGCGTTCTTGGCCTGCTGCATGGCCTGCATGATGCTGGCCTTGTCGCTGCGGCTGTCGATGCTGATGTGCTGCACAATCGACACGCCGCCGCCATCACCGCTCATGGCTACCGGGATGCGGCGACCATCGGGCAAGGGCACAAAGGCTTCATTCATTCGGCCCTCGCCAAACAGTGCCAATTGCGGTCGGTTGGCGATGCCGCCAGACGCGTACCGGTGCAGCGGCAAGGCACCGGACGCAGACATGATGCCGCCGGACGCAAAGCTGTGATCGACGATGGGCGCCGCCGTTTGCGTGCCGCCGCCCGCGAAGCTGCCGAAAAGCGAGGCCAGCGGCCCGGTAATGCTGGCGCGCAACTGAATCCGCAACAGATCATCGATGATGCTGCCGGCCAGGCTCTTGAAATCCAGCTTGCCGGTTTTGACGAAGCTGGCCAATGAATCTTCCATACCCTTGAATGCCCGTGTAGCTGCATCGCGCGCCGTGGCAAACGTATCGGTAGATGTCTGCGCATATTCGGTAAGACCAGCCTGCAACCCGGCGAACGGACCAACCTGCTTGCCGGTGGCCTGCATGCCACCGATTTCAGCGTACAGCGCGCGCCATTTTTCGCGCGTCTCCGCATCGGGCGCAACGGCAATCAAATCGTTCAGGCGCGGCAACAGGCGCGAGGCCAGTTCATCCCCCAACTTCCCGGTTTCCTGCCGCAGTTCGATCTGCGCCGCCGTTTGCGATTTCAATCCGATGCCGACCTCGGCATCCAGGCGGGTGCGGATGCTGTTCAAGCGCGCCTGGCTGGCCTCGAACGCGGCGGTCACATCCTCGCCGCTGGCGATCTGGCTGTAGAACTGGCTGATCTGTGCGGCCTGCTCGCGGATCATGGCCATGGTTTCGCTGTCGCCCGCGAACCCTGTATCGGCAATCTGCCTGGCCGCTTCACGCTGCGCCAGCTTGAGCTTGGTTTCCTGATCGATGCGGTAATTCTCGACCTCCATCGCCGCATCAAATTCATATTTCATCGTATCGGCCGCGCGCTTGACCGCCGCTTTTTGGGCGGCATCGGCCTTAGCCGCCGCCGCCGCTTCATCCTCATACTTCACCCCGCCGGCTTTGGCAGCGGGCTTTTTTTGCGGATGCTTGTCGATGTAGTCCAGATTGTCGCGGGTCAGCTTGATCAGCTTGTCAACGTCGGCGATCTTGGCGCGCAGTTCGGCCGGTGTGCCAAAGATCATGTCCATGATCTTGCCGGTTCCGCCCGTGGTGGCTTGTTTGAGTTGGCGCTCCAGCACCGTGCGCTCACCGAGCAGATCGACCAGTTGTTTCTGGCCGCGCTCATAGGTGCTATCCAATGTGTTGAGCAGGCCCATGCCGTTTGCCATGGCTTCGAACGCGGCGGCCAGGCCGTAAACGGTGCCGGTCAGTTTGCCGGCCTTTTTGTCGCCTTCCTCGAATTGCGTGACCACATGATTCAGGCCGGTCACGATCGGGCCGGCAAGCGACATGCCAAGGCTTTTGACGCTAAAGCCGAGCGTGGCCATGTTGTCGTTGAACGCATCCGCCTTGTCAGCCATTTCCGCCATCTTCTTGGCGTAGGGTTCGGCGGCGGCGGTTTGCGCGCGCAGAGCGGACTCGCCCTGCGCCAATAACGGCATCAATTCGCGGTAACTTTTGCCCAGCACTTGCGCGGCGATGGCGTTGCGGTCAGCCGGGGTGGCGGCTTTTTCCAGCACGGCGGCGAGCTGGGTCATGGCCTGTGCCGGGTCTTGCGCGGTGATACCCAGGCGTTTTGCCTCTTCGGAGTTCTTGGCCATGAACAGGGTCAACTTGCCCATGCCAGCAGCAACGGCGTCGATGGACGTGCCGCTCTGTTTGGCGGCCAGCTCGTAGCTGGCCAGCGCCTGTACGTTGGTTCCGGTGGCAATAGCCAGATCGCGCATGTTGTCGGCGGCGTCGATGCTGGATTTCACCCAGGCGGTGAAGCTGCCGCCGACCAGTACGCCGGTCAGACTGGCAAAGCTGGCTTTCAATACGGTGAACTGGCGGCCGATGGCATCGGCGGATTTCTTGGCGTCGTGCTCGCTTTTGCTCAGGCCAGTGGAAAAGTTGGTGTGATCCAGCGCGAGGCTGACAACCAGGCTACCGAGTGCGCTCATCAATGATCCTTTTCACGTTGCGCTTTCAGCGCGGCGAGTTCCATGACGCGCAGGGCGTCAAACACCGCCGGCCAGCGCGGGCGGGGAATCTGCAACATGCGCAGGGTGGTGGGGATGGCGGTGTAATCCAGCCCGAGGCGGGCGGCGCCGGCCATGCCGCTGGCGACTCGCCATTGCGTGGACAGCGCCCAGAAAACACTGACCGCTTCCAAGTTGCAGGGCAGGACGCTGAACTCGGCACGCCTGCGCGCATCGGCACGTGCGCATGCCAGCACTTCAGGCGGTGCGCCCATGGCCTGCAGCGCTACGATGCTGTCGCTGTCTACGCCGAAGCTGTCTCCGCTGTCGTCTCCACCGCCGCCCGCCCATCGGCGTCCGGCGGATACAAGTTTTTTCTTACATCCTCCAGCACCGATTCGTGCCAGGCCCGGGCAATGGCGGTGGCGGCGCCGGTCACCTGCGCGATCAGCGCATCCCGCGCGGTGTCTGAATAGGGAATCGGAACACGTGCGGCGTCGACCAGGTCGGTCCATCCCTTGAGCACATGCCGGGTCACATCCTGATCGCTCAGGTTCTGAGCACGGATTTGCGCGTGGTAGGCCTCGAAATCATCCGGCCCCATGCGCAGCAACTCGGCTTGAATCGTGCCGGCGGTATGGCTGCCGTCTGCGCCGCGAACCTGGATGGTGACGGGCAAGGTGTAGGTGGGGGAGAGATCAAGTTTGAACATGATTACTTGGCCACAATGCTGATTTCGTCGTTGCCGGCGTTGGGCGTGAAGGTCAGATCGCATTGCAACATGGCGATGCCGTCCTGATCCTGATACTGCGGCGCTCCGATCTGCACCTTGGGGGCGTCGATCTGGATGATGTTTCCGGCGACGGTGCCGTGGACAATCTGCAGCGCAGCCAGCGCGGCATTGCGCGCGGCGGTCCACCAGTCCTTGGTGGCGACCAGGCCGGCTTCGAAGGTGATCTGGCCGCTGGGCTTGCGGTCGGTGATGATGACTGATTCGCTGCCAATCAATTTGCGGTAAGCGACAGCGTTGTTCATGGCGATGCTGATGCCAGAGATGACCGGACTAATGCCGTGCAACGTGCCGGTGGGCGTCCAGGTTGTGTCTACCGGCTTGGGCGCCATGAAGGCGGTATAGACCGGCGTCGGCGCGGCGGCGTCGGTCACGGCGACATAAAGGCCGGTGAAGCTGAACTTCATCACCGGGATCTGTTTGGCGGTGAGCTCGAAGCTGACGTCGCCGCGCGCACCGGTTATCTTGTGCAGCACACCGTCCAGGTTGTAATAAAGCGTGACGCTATCGCCGGCCACGAAGGTCGAATTTGAATTCGGCGTGTAGGTATCGTCGCTGGCGGTATCGGCTTCGGTGAATCCGCACGCCTTGAGCACCGGCGCCCAGGCCGGCGGCGTGCCGGCGGTGCCGCTGCCAGCCAGTTCGATTTCAAAATCAATCTTGACGTGCGTTCCAACCAGCAACTGCTCTGAACTGCCGAAGTAGGGGCGGATCAGGTCGCGGCCGACAAACTCGGATTCGAGCGGGGTGATGCTCAAGTTGCGCACCAGGATGGCGTTGGCCGCGCCGGTCGGTACGGGATCGGTGCCGTAGGCGGCTTCGGATTTGGCCAGCAGGACGGCCTTACGCATTTTCAGTGCCATGATGTTTTCCTTTCAGGGTGTTTGCGCTCAGCCGCGCAGGCGGAATGTGAAATCGAAGACCCAGCCGAAGTGGCCGGTGTCGGGGTCGGGTTCGGATTCGAAGTCGATGCCGGTTTCGATGAGTTCTGGCATGGCTTGGATGGCGGTATGGATCTGGCCGCGCAGGGTGACGATGGCGGCATAGCTGGCGGCATAGGCTTCAACCTGGATGCGATAACGGTTGTAGCCGACGCCGATCGGATAGGCCGCATCCTCGCCAATGGCGACGTGCCAATAGACGATGTAGGGTGCAGCGGCAGCTTGCGGCGCCAGGCGCGGGTAAACCCGTCCCCCGACCACTGCGGAGAGGGCCGTATAAAGTTCGTCAGCGATCATCAGCGGGCCTTGAGGAGTTCCGTGCGCAGGGTGTCCGCGATCATCTTGGCGGCGGCTTCGCGCTTGGCTTCATAGGCCGGGCGCAAAAAGGGTTTGGCGGGGACGGTCTGGGTGGCAGACCGGCGGCGACCGGTGATGGAGCTGGCGCTCCAGGCTTTCTTGCGCTTTTGCTGCTTGCCGTTGCGCAGGGTGTGCATCCATTCGGTGATGCCGCCGCCAGACTGGCCCGCTGCACGCGGCACGATGCGGTGGCCGAATTCGACGAACCACCAGTAATAGGGGTCGTTTTCGTAAGTGACGCTCAGTTTGCCGTTTTTGACGCCGATGACCTTCTTGGCATTCCTGGCCTGCGCGCCGTGGCGCACGCCGACGTGGTATTCGGTGCGGGTGCGCGATGTTTTTGGCTCGCGCTTCAGGGCGATGTTCTTGACCATGGCGCCGGAGAGAACCAGCCCCAGCGCTTTGGCGCGAGTCCGCGCCTCGGCCCGGATGACGCCGGCGCCCTTGGCCACGGCGCGGCGGGCGATCTTGGTGGCGAGTTTCTGGTCCAGATCTTTGAGAGCGGCATCCAGTTCTTTCAGGCCACTCATTTGCACACTGATGTTCATCACGCGACCGCCTTGCACATCAGTACCAGCTCTTCATGCCGGCCGCCCGTATCCAGCGCGGCCTCGATGTCGTAGGCGCGGCCATCCCAGATAGCGCGGGTGGTGGTGGAGACGTCTGCACGCCAGCGGATGCGGATTTTGATGATCAGCTCGGCGACTTCGACACGGGCGGCCAGATACTCGCGGCCGGACAGCGGCGAGCAGTCTGCCCATACCGTAGCGAGGTCAGTCCAGGTGATGGTCTCGCCACCATAGGCGTCACGGGTGGTGCCTTTGCTTTGCAGGGTGACGCGGTGGCGGAGGTGGCCGGCTGGGATCATGGGTTAGTCCTGATTTATATCGTTCGGGTTGATCCGCCGATCGGCACCCGCCAGGCGACGGCGGGGATAAACGGATTGCGCGCACGATCCTGCAAATACATGCGCTCGCAGTGGTTGTCGTCAACGGCGTCCAGGCGCCGCATTAACCAGGCGCAGCCGCGATAACGGCGATGGTTGCGGTAGGTGCGCGATGACAGACTCTCGTAGCGCCCGTGCAGCAACTTGTCGTTTGCAGTGTAGTCAAGCCAGACCAGCCAGCGCCAAAGCATGACTACAACCCCAGTTTCGCCCGCTCATCGCGGCCCCATTGCCGCACGGACTCAACGTGCGCACCGAAAGCCGCCATTCCAGCCACTTCTTCCGGCGTAGGTTGATACATCCCCATCGCTGCGCCGACGCCGATCCGTGCATATTTCAATTCATCCTCCAATGGGTAAGCATCCCGGATCGCAGCCCGCATGCGTTCATCAATCAGCGCGCAATGAGGGCTGGCGGCGATAATGGCGGCGCGCAGGGCCGCATCGGGCATCACAGTGGCCACACTGGCGGCGATGGGTGCCGACTGCGCGGGCAGCACGGCGCCGGTCGGCAGGCTCACGTAGGTGATGCCGGCAATCTCGCACAACTCTTGCCCCAGCGCCTGGCCGGTAGTGGGATCAGGCGGCAGCGCAAGTTGATACGTGGTGTAGGCGTCGGACGCTTTTCGGTAGCTGACGATAAAGGGCATGGTGGCGGCTCCAGAGGTGATGGATCATGGGGTTGCGCGAAGCGGTACGGCGGGCGTGGCCAATCCCGGGCACGACTGCACCATCGCTATCGCTCAGGGCTCAAAGATACGAGGCGACGCGGAAACCCACGTAAACGTTCGAGTTCGACCGGGCGTGGAGCCAATTCGCGGCCCAGACGCCGGCACCCGAGCCGCCGTCCCAGCTCGCGCCAGAAATCAAACAAAGCTCGTTACGGATATATTGGTAAAAATAATCTGATCCAAACAAGTTGCTGCCAGAGGTGCCATCGCTAATTCCGGTAGCCTGAGGCAACCCCATCCCGGTCAATGCCCATCCGGAGCCACTGGTGGCAGCATTAAGCACTTGATTGGTCGATTTCCCGTATCTCTTATCCCATCCGTTCTGCGCATAATCGGTGCGAAATGTGGGTACAAACGCCGTCGAATGCGCGGCTACGCCGGTGGCGCCAAACTGGTCAGTGGCCAGGGTGTTGCCGCCGGTCAGGTTTTTCGCGGCGGCGCCGGTATTGAGGGCGTAGAACGTGCCGTAGGTAAGCGTGCCGGCGGACGAATACGCGGTAAATCCCGTGCCGTCGCAGGCATCCAGCGTGAGATGGTCGGAATCCACTGAGGTAACATAAAACAACTTATCGTTGATCTGTGTCATGCCGACCACGGCGGAGACCATCACGATCTCACCCGTGGTGAGGCCATGTCCAACCACGGTCAGGTTGACCGGGTTGTCCTGGGTGGCGCCGGTGATGGCTTTGGTGCTGGAGACACAGGTGAGGCCGGGCGAGACTTCCCACGTATTGCCGTTGAGGTCCGCCACGCCGCTGGTCTGGCCGTTGTGCGTGGTTTTGGCGAAATTGGTGGCGCCGCCGGTTTTGCCGCAGTTGGAATACCCGTCCGAGGGGTAGGCCACGGTGGTGTCATCCGTATCTTTCAGGGCGTTGTTGTTATTACCCTTGGGGTAGTTCTTGGCGGCGGTCGAGTCGTACCAAGCGCACCATGCGTTGCTGGTGCTGGCCTGGCCGTGGGCCAGAGCGAGCAATGCCATGGCGGCGTATTGGTAGCGCATGGCCGGGAAAAATCGGGTACCGCGCGTTTTGGCCGCCTTGAACACGCCACCATAGATGTTGTCGCCAGCAACCAGGCCGGTGAGGCTGCCGATGGGGTTGTGTGCGCTGTTGGTGCTGAGCGGATTGCCGAGCCTGATGCTGGAGGCAATTCCGTTGTTGTTGCTGGCCTGGTATTTGTCCACGAAAAAACCGGGCTGAATGCTGCCGCCATCGTAGAACGCGCGGTGCAGCGCGTAACCGGCCGCATTGGCGGCGGCGGCATTGGCGAACGCGCTGTAGGGCTGGATATCGACCGAGTTGACGATGTATCCGGCGTAGGTCGGGTTGCGCGCATCGTTGATGCGGTAATAGAACGCCGGCACCCAGACCATGACGCTGCCGTCGCTGTACTGGTAGTTGCCGTAGTTATCGTGCGCGGGATCGGCGAATCCTGACAGCGGAGCAAACCCGGCGGGAGGCGCGGGACAGATGCCGACGCCAAAACCTTGTTTGCCGGGGGTGCCGATGCTGTTGATGGCGGACAGCACCTGGGCGTAAATGGCGTTCCCAACCTCCAATCCGAAAACATTGCCGGATGCATCAAAAACTGCGGTGGCGGGTGCCCCCGTCCCCCGGTTTTCCGGGACGGCCACATATTCCGTCCCGCCGAGCAGATTGGCGTCAGCGAGCACCTGGGCGATCAAACCAGCTTCGGTCTCGGGACTCTTGGTTAGCAGGTTGCCGGCGCGGTACTGGCGGCCGTTGTCGGGGTCTTTCCAGTCGGTGAGGAGTTTCACGGTCATGGCAGTTCCTAAAATTTGTGGATGCAGTAGTCGTGCAGCAGGCCGGCGGCGAATTCGGCCGGGAGTTCGGTGACGGTGCCGTTGACCAGGGCGCTGCGGTTGTCGTACCAGACGCCGAGGGCGAGGTGCATCCAGCGCTTGATGTCTTCCGGCACGGCGGCGGCGGCGCCATAGCCGGCGGTGTATTCGATCTGGATGGCGTTGAGGCTGGCGCGGGCGCTGGGCCAGGCGCTGCCGTAGGCCGGGACGATGCGGCCATTGCGGCTGGCGGCATCGACCTGGTAGGCGCTGCCAGCCAGTGTTTGCAACACGCCATCGGCATCGGTGTACTTCACCGTTTCGACGCTGATCAACGGCGGGTGCGGCGGTTCGATGACGCCGTTTTCCGGCCATGCATCCAGCAACAGCCGCCATTTGGCGCTGACCAGTTGGCGGCCGGTGCGGTGCTCGGCCTGGCGGCGGGCGGCGACGATGAGGCCGGTGATCAGGCTGTCGTCGACGCTGTGCTCGACGCGCTGATTCAGCTTGGCTTCGGCGAGCGTGATGGGTTCCTCGCTGGGGGCGAGGATCTGGATGGCGGCCATGTGAGGTTATTCGTTGGCGGCGGGGTCGGCGGGGTCGTCAGGCGGCGGCGGTTAATCCGCTTCCGGCTCGGGGTCTTTGCCGGGGTGGTGGATGACCTTGGCGCCCTGCGCCAGGGCGTAGGCGACGGCGTCTTTGTGCTTGTCGACCTGGCCTTGATCGGCGAGGTCATTGGCGGTGGGGGCGGCAAATTCGACGACTTGGCCGGGGGTGTAGCGCTGGGCATCCAGCTCAAACGCGCAGAGGATGGCGACGGCGATGAATACGGTTTTCTTGGCCATGGTGGCTCCTGTCTGTTCGGCCCGCGAGCGGACCTCCTATGGTGCGGCCCGCCGGTCATGGCGGGCCGGGTGCTGGCGCCGGGTCAGGTGGCGGAGTGCTTGTAGGTCTTCACCGCGCCGGTATCGAGCAGGTTGCCGCCGCTGCGCGCCCAGGCGAGGAATCCGATCTGGCCTTTGCTCAGGTAGGCGGAATCCTCGAAGCGGAACAGGGTGACCTCCAGCGCGTCGCGCACCATGTAGCGGCTTAGGTCGCCGTAGGCGATGGAGACGGCGTTGGCGGCCGGGGTGGGCATGCTGTTGTTGAGCTGGATATCCGCGCTCAGGAGCTGGTCGGCCTTGGCGCCGGCAATGCCTGCATCGTAGCTGGGGGTCCAGATCGGACGGCCGGCGGTGTCCTTGATCTTGCGGATGACCTTGCGGATGGCCTGGCTCATCATCCAGCCGAGGTTGCCGCCTTCGTCGTAGGCGTAGTCGATGGATTCCTGCAGGTCGACCAGGTCGTCATAGATGACGCTGGTGGTCTGGCCGGTGGTGCCGGTCTTGCCGACGCTGGCGGCGACGGTGAGGCCGTAGGGTTCGCCGGAGCCGGTGCCGATGGTGAACTTCTTGTTCTGGATGCGGCCGATGCGGTCGCGCACGCGCTTGTTGACCAGGGCGACGATATCGACGTTGCTGTCTTGCAGCAGCTCGATCGGCACGGTGATGACCTTGGAGCCGAATTTGAAGGTGTTCAGCGGGACGGTGCCGAAGGTTGGGTCGGCAGTACCGGCGGCGACGTTCTCGGCGACGATCTCGCCTTCTTCACTGGTGCCGTCGCTGGTGGGGTAGCCGAGCGGGTTGCCGGTGGAGGTGACGATGCGGCTGGCGCGGTCGCGGATGCCGCGATAACCGGCGATGGCGTCGATCAGTTCCATGGCGACATCGGTCTGGACGGTGTAGCCGCCCTGGTTGCCGGTGCCGGTGGACATGGTATTGCGGATCTGCGTGTGTTCCGCCGGGGTCAGGGCGGTTGGGCCGTTGCGCAGCAACTTGTCGAACAGGGCGCGGTGCACGGCTTTGGCCGTGGCATTGGAGCCGGAGACAGAGGACGGCACGATGTCTTCGAAACGCTCTTCGGCGGTGCGGTCCAGAATCTTCTGGGTGGTTTCGATCTGGCCGTCCAGCGCGTCGATCTGGTCGGCAATGGCGTCAAACGCGGCTTTGTCTTCGGCGGTCCATTTCTGGTCGCCTTTGTTGGCCATCAGGTTTTTGGCTTCTTTGGCGAGGGCGTTGCGTTGCTCGCGCAGGGCTTGGATGCTTTTCATTGCGGGTGTCCTTTCAGGAACGTGGGCGTAAAAAAACCCGCTCGGGAGCGGGTTTTGTCGTCTGCGCGAGGGCGTCAGATTGGGGTCAGCAGGCGCATGCGGCGGTCGCAGGCGGCGCGGAGTTGTTCGGGGTCGGGCTCGGGCGGGGCTTTCTGCTTGGGTTCCAGCAAAGCCTTCGGGGTGTGTTCGTAGGCGCTGAGGTTCCAGGTATTGCTCACCGTTTCGGCCTGGACGATGGCATCAATGAAGCCGGCGTCTTTGGCCTCGGCGGCATCGAACCAGGTTTCTGCGGCGAGCCAGGCGGTGAGCTGTTCGGCGGTCTGGCCGGTCTTTTTGGCGTAGTCGTTGAGGATGCTCTGGTCGATCTTGTCGAGCAGTTGCACGGTGTTGGCCAGGTCGTGCTTGTTGCCGTAGGCCAGCGTCCAGGCTTCGTGGATCATGAAGAACGCGCCTTCGGCCATGTTGACAGTCTTGGCGGCGGTGGCGACGTAGGTGGCGGCGCTGGCGGCGAGGCCGTCGATCCAGGCGGTGACGTTGCCGTGCTGGGCGATGGCGCTGGCGATGGCGCGGCCGTCGAACACGTCGCCACCCGGCGAGTTGATGCGCAGGTTGACCGGCGTGCCTTTGAGGCCGACAAGCTGCTTGACGACTTCGGTGGCGCTGACACCCCAGTACGGGTCGATGATGTCGTACAGGTAAAGGGTGGCCGCTTCCGTGGTCTGTTCCATGCGCAGCGGTTGCGGCTCGCGCTGGGCGTTGTCGCGTAGCAGTTGCAGCAGGCGCTTATGCATTTGAGGTTTCCTTTGCGGTGGGTTCGGCGGGTTGTGGCTTGGCGGCGGGGTCGGGCTTCCAGAGTTGGTCGCCGCCTTCGATGGGGGGCAGGTTGTCGAGCCGGCGGACTTCGTTGATGGTCATCCATCCGGGCTCTCCGGCACGGCCAAGGGCGATGCGATAGCCTTCGTTGCGGGTCTTGTAGTCGCCACGCATGAGGCCATCGAGATTGAATTCGACGAAGTAGCGGGCGATTCTGAATAACTTTCGGTTGAGTTCCTGCTCGATACGGTTGATGTACGGCTGCAGCGTGTACTTCACGAAGCCAATGGTCTGCTGTTCGATGCCGGTGCCCCATGAGCTGGTTGTCTCGGTGGCACCGATCATGTGTGGCGGAACGCCGAAGGCGCGGGCGATGTCGATCACCTGGAACTTGCGCGACTCCAGCAGTTCGGCATCCACCGCCGTCATGCTCAATTCCTTGAAGTCGATGCTCTTGGGCAGCACCATCGGCTTGCCGAGCTGGCTGCTGCCGGTATAGCGCTCGGCATAGGTGCGTTGCAGCAGGGCGATCTGCTCTTCGTCGGGCTTGCCGTCGAGCTGGAACAGGTGCTTGGGCATGCCGCCGTTGGCGTAGAGCTTGCCGGAGAAGTCATCGGCGGCGAGAGCGATGCCGATGCTTTGCATGGCGGCGTGGCGGATGACGCTGGGGCTGCGCTCCCCATCAAAACCCAGGTTGGGGATGTGCAGCATGTCGTCCTGGTGCAGGCCGTAGGGCTTGCCACCCTTAAGCGGGGACACCTGGTAGGTGAGATATTCGCCGACTAACTCGACGCGCACGGTATCCGGGTGCAGCGGTTTCAGGCCGGTGACTTCACCCGCACGATTGCGCTGGATCTGGATGAAGGCATCGCCGCGCAGGCAGTTGCAGCCGACGATCCACTCCCAGAAGCTGGCGGCGGTCCATTGCGGGTGCGGCTGTTCGTTGAGCAGCCACCAGAGCGGGGCGTTTTCGGCTTTCTTGCGGCCTTCGGCGGTGCGCTCGTACATCGGCAACGGCAAGCTGGCGATGCTGCCGGCGATCTTGGCGATGCAGGCATACACGGCAGAAACGCGCATGGCGCTGGCATCGGTGACCGGGTAGCCGCTGGATGCCGGTGCGCCGCCGAGGAATTCGACAATGCGCGAGTCGCTGCTGGTCATGTACTGGACGCCGTTGCCGGCATTTTGCACGCGAGCGGCTTCGCGTTCGGCCTTCCAGGCGGACAGCACGACGCTGCCTTTGACGGCGGCTTTGGCTTGCACGGCTTTCCAGGGTGTGGTCATAGGACAAAGAACTCCGTGATTTCATCGGCAAACATCAGCGCCCGACCAGCCCCGAGCAGCAGCGCGACGGGGCCGTCGATCTTCTGCTCGGGCTTGTCTTTGGTGGGGTGCTTGAGGCCGCTGAACTTGCTGGTGCGCATGAGGACGTTGCTCATCATCCAGGTGGTGACCGGGTTGCCGTCATGCGTGAG